CTTAAAGATAAAAAAATGAGTCTTGTTATAGTGAATCAACCTCTGATTTCGAAACTGGTAAAATATCATTTGAGTCTAAAATTTATAAAACACAACAATCGTTTTATTTAAACTTATTGTTTGATGACGATGGTAGTACTAATATGACAATATATTATAAACAACAACAGTTAAGTGAATTAACTATATTTGTAACACAACTATTAAAACAATTTAAAAATTATTCAAAATAAAAAATATGGAAATTACATCAAAAGAATTAAAAGAAAAAATTAAAAATGGTAATAAAGTTATTATTGATTTCTATGGTACATTTTGCGGACCTTGTAAGGTGATGAAACCTATGTTTGAAGAAGTAAGTCAAATGACTATAGAAAATAGGTTACCTGTAGAGTTATTTACGTTTAACATAGAGAATGACAGAGAGTTTATTACCGAATTAGGGTTAAGAAGTGTCCCAACAATTAAAGGATTTTCAAATGGAAAAGAGGTTTTTTCAGAGATTGGACTTAAACAAACAAACGCCATTTTAGAAATGGTTAATAATTTAAACAAAATATGAAAGATTTAAGTGTTGTAGTTTACACAATGAAAGGGTGTCCTTTTTGTACAGACTTTAAAGAAATGTTAGTCAAAGAAAACATTGAGTTCTTTGATAGAGATATTGATGAATATAAAGAAGAATATGATTTATTTGTTGAAATAACCAATAATGATATGATTCCTTCGTTATTAATTATTGAAGGTGATGAAAATTCTCACGAATCATTTTTATATGCACCTGAAAGAAACTACAATGAGTTAACTGAGGCTCTTGATATTATCAAAGGTCACAGAAAGAATGTTGGTATAATTTAAAAAATTATAAAATCTTTTATTCTTTTTTTAAGAAAATCATAATCCTGAAGTGGGTTGGTTATTTCAATAGACCAATCCACTTTTTTTATGTCCTGTTCTAACCAAGACATATCGAAGTCAAATACATCAAGAATTGCTGAAGTTAATACCATATCAACATCATTCAATTTAGTTTTAACTAAAAATAATTGGTCACCAGACTCGTCTTTTTTGGTTGACATTTCAAATACCAATGTGGATACAGGGTATAATGATGGTATATTGTAGAATATGTGTTTACCATAATAATATAATAATCTACCTTGATTCAATGAATATCCATGGGGAAATTCAGAACAAAAAATTAAATTGTTGCTTTCAGTTATAGGTTTTAGAAAATGTCGGTAATCATATGAAACTGTAGAATCTTCTTCAAATGATTTTATTTGTGAGTTGTGATAAGAACAATTGTTAGTATTATGATATGCAAAGGTTAATGATTCTGATGGTTTTAACTTTGAATCATACTCAATTAAATCTATTATATGTGTAAGTTTTACCTCACCAATTAAATCTTCAAATTTTATGATAAATTCATCTTTAAGTTTACCGATGTTTAACGGTTCGTTATATGTTGTTTTACCTTTAATAACGTAAAAGTTAAAACAATCAACAACTTGAATTATACTCTCTTCTTCTTTAGGTATTTGGTTTAAAATGAAATCTGCGAACAAATTTACAAGGGATAATCTACTAACAGGTGACTTTAATATCATTAGTTTTAGTTTTTAATATTTATTGTTTTACTAATTATAATAAATTTAATTGTAAAAACAAATAAGTTTTTTAAGATAAAGGAACTATTGGGTGTTTACTTGAAGAAATTATAAAAGAAAAGGGACTAATTTAAGTCCCTTTATTTATTATATCTTTTATCTCATCTACGGAATCGTATAACATTTTTAGAAATCTTGGCCACATATCAGGATTAAATTTCTTAATTGTATTGATTAAGATTAAATAATATGGTTCTTTATTATTCATAAATTCACTTGTTTCAGGATATTCAGTTGAAATATTTGCTAATAAGTTTGCAATTCTTGTATCTTCTAAACCTTCATCACTTATTCTATTAATAACATCTAAAGATAATCTTGATAAAGGTTCACTTTTAGCGAAATAGTTAAGGATATTGTTTAGTGATTTTAAAAGTAATTGCCTGTTTTCAACTTTAATTACCCCATCATTTCTTCTTCTAAACTCATTAACTAAACCTTCTAAAAATTCATTTGTGACGGATCTAAATTCAACAGGATGACCCCAATATTTCTCATCAACTGTAGGGTCATAATCTTTCCAATATTTGTCATTAGACCTTGTAGTAAAGTTTGGGTCGGTTGCATGCATTAATTCATGGTATAGGGTTAAAAATAAATTCTTTTTTGAACCAAATAGTTTTGGATTAAGTTGCATTACAAACTTTTGAGGGTTTCTTGTTGTTTTTGGGTTTAAATCCATTTGACCGTAATTTTTATATCTTGGATTTAAAAATATTCTAACTTTACCTTCACTACCATCTGCGGTTATGAATTCCATTTGGTCTACCTCAATCTTTCTTGGGATTTCTTTACTACGTAAAGTCCATAATCTATCAGTTAACTCCAATAGTTTGGTATAGTCTTCAGGTGACAATTTATATCTTTTTTGTTCAGATATAACGTTTGATAGTATGTTTATAAACTTAATCATTCTATGTTAAATATAATCTCTGAAGTACATGTTGATGTTTTTATCAACTTTTCTTGAATCGGGATAATCAGGAGGGTAAACAGATAAACAATCCATACCATCTTTTAATAAACTCAAATAAGAACCCCAATATTCCAATGTACCACGATTATACCCTTTATTATCACCTAAATAATCGGTAATATAACTTTCAAAGTTATGTATTGGTGTTCTAAATTTTTGAACTTCAGTATCTTTTTTGTATATATGTGGTCTTGTTACCCATTCACCTTTTCCAAAGTAAGTTAAAAGTTCGCTCCAAACATCTTCATATAATTCTTCTTCATATGCGTTATTGTAAGCCGAACCATAGATACTATATAACTCACCTTTTAATTCATCAAGTTCGTTATCCATTAGTTCATTCATGGTCTCTGAATTATCAACCACTTGGTCTATATTTGATTGGTCAATAATAACATATTCAGGATGACCCTGTTGTTGGGCGTAATCTTCAAGTAAATCGGTATGTACTCCAATTTGTTTACCTTCTAACGATTTAATAATATATTCTTTTAGGCGTAATAAGTTTTCTTTAGTTAGTTCTTCAATTACGTCACGATAAAGATTGTCAGTTAAATCATAAGAACCCCAACCATAGGAATGACTATCATACTCACCACTTAATAGTGACTCAACCGTATCTTTTGAAAGGTCGTTTCTATTTCCACTACAAAATAATTCGGCAAGGTCTCCCTGATTGTCAATAACCAAATATACTTCACCATTAACTAATTCAACATCACCTAAATACTTTAAGACATATTTCAAAAACTTCTCATTATTGGTTTCATAATAAAATAATAATAACTCATTTTGGTATTCTTCCGCAAATCTTCCTTCAGGGTCTAATTCATCTAATAACCCTCTCTTATTGACAATCTTAAGGAATGTTTCAATGTCGTTGATATACTTGATAAAATCAGTATCACCTTCATTAAACATTTCAATTAACTCATTAATATTCATAATATATAAATACAAAAAAAGGGGTAAAATTTTACCCCTTTCATAATTTTGTTAAATGTAAGACAATTAGTTACTTGTCTTGTTCACATTGTAGTACTTTTCAATAGTCTTTTTGATTGCACTTTTAACACTTTCTGTTGTTTGTTGTTTCTGTGCTTGTGCTGCTTGTACTTGTTGAACAGTAGGCTGTTGTGATTCGTTTCCTTTATTTTTGCATCCGCATCCTGACATAATTTTTATTTTTTAATTTTAGTTTATTAGTTTAAAGTTATGTTTATAAATAGTTTTTCTTATGGAACCATTATAACCATTGTTTACTTTTACCCCTCTTAATGCCGATGATAATTTAACTCTAACATAAGATGGATTACCTTTTGCAAATCCAGTTTCTATTAAATAATTTGCACCATCAACCAAAGTTTCAAATATAAATTCTTCATTAGTTTCAAGATTTGTTAATGAAAATTTATTTATATTCCCATTCTTATTTAAATTATATTTTGATAATTTAATTTTCACTTCATCATTAAATGTGTTTCGTCTAAATTCGTTTACCGATGCTAAATTATAACCATTTTTAAGATTATTAGATTCATATAGTGTAATAAATTTATTTTCAGTTTCAATTAACTCACTAGGGTCACAATATTCAACAATTTCAAATATAAAAACACCTTTACCATATTTGTTATATGATTTTTGTAAATATTCATTATCGTGAATACCTTTATCCAACATCCAAAAATGTTTATATTCTCGGTTTGAAATATTAACACTACTACCAATGTAAACCTTGTTATTAATGGTGTTAGTTATTTTGTAGATACCAGAATTCATAAAAATTGAAATTGTTCTTTCTTAATAATAAATACTATCTTTGATGAAATATAGATACAAAAGAATATTTATCAAATAAAAGTGTGATGGATTTTTTAAAATTAATACAAGAAGGAAGAGTTGATGACTTTAAAGTCAAGTATTCTCAGAAATTTGGTGGGGACAATGTAAATAAGATTATTGCGTCAGTTCCACAAAAATATTTGGATTGGGTTGGTAAGAACTTAGATGTTGTAAACTTTGACGAAACGTTCGGTAAAACTACCGAGGCATTAAATAAGTTTGAAAAGATTTCAAGTAATTTACCTATAACTGATTTAAGTCAATACAAAAGTGTTGGTCAGTTATTGGGGGCGTTAAGTGAATATGATGGTAGACAAAGAAGAAATGTTAAGAAGGTTGAGGGTGGTAATGTTGTTTATGATGATGATAGGTTTTTTGTTGTTAATCCACTAACTCACGAGTCATCTTGTTATTATGGTCGGGGAACCAAATGGTGTACTACCGCTGAAACGGATACACATTTTAAAAGATATAATGAAGACGGTAAATTATTTTACATAATAGATAAAACCCTCCCAACCAATGATCCTTTTTATAAGGTAGCACTTCTTAAAAAGTTCGATGGGGATAAAACCTATTATGATAGTAAAAATGAAACCATTAAAAATGGGTGGATATTAAATACAAATAAATTAAATGAAATTTTAACATCAATTGACGAGTATCTTAATGCTGAATATGCCCAACAAATAAAAATATTCTCAGACAAAGAAGCCGCTAAAAAAGAAAGAGAAAGACTTGATAGATTGAGAATACAAAGAGTTCTTCAAGATAGAAGAGAAGAAGCGCAAGAAAGAAGATTGGAAGGTGAGTGGGAGTTAGGTCCTGACTGCCCTGACGTAGGTTTGAGGGCACATGCATTACTCAATTCGTTAGCTTCAAATGACGATGTTGAGATTATCACCAATGAAGATCGTGGTGAAATTGCCAGAATTGAAAATGAAATTCAAAGACTACAGACAGAATATGATAATGATGAAAATGTTAGACAAGATCTATTGGATGAGATAAGTGAATTGGAAGATACTTTGGAAGAACTAAAGACAAAAATTGATGTTTATAATATTGTCCCAACTGATGATTATTATGATACAACTGTTTTTGAAGTAATTGACGAACCAAATCTTGAAAATAATAGATACGCGGTGGGTGATGAAGATGAAATGCAATCAAGTGCATATGAATCTGTTGAGGAATTAATTGACGATATTGGTTATAAAGGATTCAACGAAAATTTTGCAAAATATTATATTGATGAAGCTGAGGTTATTCGTTATGCTGAGGATTTGTTTGAGGACGATGTTAGAGAAAACCCTGATTCATATATTAATGAAGATATGAGGATGTTATCGGATGACCAAGAAGATAGTATTAAACAATTGAGATTTAGAATATCTAAAGCTGAATCTATGATTAACCGATTTGAATCTGAAATGGATGGTGAGAATGATGATGATTTACAGGAAAGAATTGATGAGATGAATGAGGTAATTGAAGAAATGAATGATGAGATTACAGATATTGAATCAGACCCTGAAGGAGACTTTCCTGAAGACGAAATTGAAAATGCAATTAAAAACAGACTTTATGATATCAAACGTGATGTAACAGGGTTTATGGAAGAATATGGATTGAATTGGGAAGATTATATTAATAGGAGGGAATTTATTGATGGTGTAATTGATGAGGATGGTTATGGTGTTACTTTAAATCGTTATGATGGAAGTGTTGATGATGTGAGAGTTCAAGACCAATTGTTTTATGTTATGAGAATTGATTGATTAGTATAAAATTTCAATTATTATTCCTGTATGGCGAGAAAAAAGAAAATGTCATTTAAATTGAATCCTGAGTGGATGTTAAAAGAACCATTGGATTTTGAATACAACAAGTACACCTTGTTGGACTATATACAGAAATGCGAAAAAAGCCTTGATAGGTTTGAAATATATCCTGATTTTATTGAATTGTCATTACACTTGGCAAACATGCAATCGTTAACAAAAGAACATACCTTATTATTAACGAACAAGAAGTTCGAGTCATGTGATGATGAAATCATGTTGAAAGACTTATACCCAAAAAAACCTCGCCAACTTTCCGAAGAAGAAGAAAATGAGTTAACCAAAACAATTCAATATTCAAATAACAAATTATACGACACCTTTAATTTTGCCAAATCAATATGGAACTTAGCGTTTGATAGTGTTGAAATTTCTTTAAAAAAGAACAAAGGTTTTTTATCCTCAGGAATTGGTTATGTGTTCTATTACAGAAAAAAAGAAAACAAAGTATTTGTTTGGGAGTATCAAATAAAAAGAGACCGAAAACAACCAAATAGTAATAAAACAACTCTTAATTTAATATATGGGAATTCACCTGAAGACATAACATTATCTTCAATAATTGAAACCAATTCATCATTTGTTAAATCTAAAAATTATAAGACATTCCCTGTATTTGAAATGCAGTGTAATCAAGACTTTCCAATGGAACAGACAATAGTTCCAATAATGAAAAGAAAAGTTATAGCATACATTTTTCAAATTCTTAATATTAGTAAAATAAAAAATTTTGACTCTGAGTAATATTTTTTTTATAATTGGTTATCATGGGATTTAATAAGAGATATATAAACCACCAAAATACCTTAATTGCTCTTCAATCCAACAGATTAAAGGAGTATTATGGAAAAACTGATGCATTTATTTTCCAAGATTATGAAAGCGAAAAGATTTATGACTTATTTGTTGAAGGTAAAACAGAGAAAGAAATATTAAAAATTATTCAAAAATAATATGGAACAAAAAATTATCAAAAACTTATTGGGTAAACTCAGGCAACCCATACATATCGATTACATATCGAAATACATCCTTAATCAATCAATGGATGATACCATAAATTTAATTAATAAATTGGTTGAAGAAAATATTATAGAAGAATCAAAATACGCGAAGAATTATTATGTGGTTAAAAGTATATAAAAAATAATATGGAAGAAAAAGAAATGGTTAATCACCCAAGTCATTATGGGGGAGAAAGTAACCCATATGAGGTAATTAAAGTTATTGAGGTTTGGAACCTTGACTTTCACCTTGGTAATACTGTAAAGTATATTTCAAGAGCGGGAAAGAAAGGTACAGATAAAGAACTTCAAGATCTAAAAAAAGCATTATGGTACCTTGAAAGAAAAATACAAAATTTAGAAAAAAATAAAATATGAGAGAATTAGAAAATATTATTAACACCATAATCAATGGGGATTCCGTACAAGTTATGAAAGAAATTCCCGAATCGACAATTGATTTGATAGTTACAAGCCCAAAATATAATGTGGGTATTGATTATGATAGTTGTGATGATAGGATGCCAATGTCTGATTATTGGGAATGGACAAAAGAATGGTTAACTGAATCTTTCCGACTTTTAAAGGATGATGGTAGGGTTGCTATAAACATTCCCTACGAAGTTAATGTTCAAGATAGAGGAGGTAGGGTTTTATTTATGGCTGAGTTTTGGTCAGTGATGAAATCTGTCGGGTTCCAATTCTATGGGTTAGTTGACCTTGATGAGAACTCACCACACAGAAGTAAGACTACAGCTTGGGGTTCATGGATGTCACCAAGTAGCCCATACATTTATAACCCAAAAGAATGTGTAATATTAGCCTATAAGAAAGACCGTATTAAAAAAGTTAAAGGTGAACCACAATGGAAAGCTGAAATGGTTGATATGGAACAAGAAGATGGTACTGTAAAAACTAAAGCGGTTTATCAAGAAGAAGACAAGAAAGAATTTATGTCTTTGGTTTATGGTCAGTGGGAATATTTTGCGGACACAAAACAACAAACCAAAGCCACATTTTCAATGGATGTTCCAATAAAGGCCATTAAGATTCTTACTTATAAAAATGATATTGTTCTCGACCCATTCGCTGGCAGCGGAACTAGTTTGGTTGCTGCGGAAACCTTGGGTCGTAGATGGATTGGAATCGAACTGAGTGAAAACTATACCAAAGTTGGACAAGAAAGGGTACAACATTTTATTGATTTAAATAAACAAACTAAAATAGAGTTTAAGTAAAAGGGTTTAACGACCCTTTTTTTTGTTTTATGGATATTTATAATTAAAACAAAAAAATGAGTCAAATTATAATAACTGAAAAACAATTGGGACTTATCACCAATAAAGTTTTAAGTGAACAAAAATCCAAAAAAGGAACCATTAATGAATCTTTATTTAGTTTTGAAAATATTTTAATGGCTGCAGGGTTTGTTCCTGTTGTTGGAGAAATTGCTGATATTGCTTTAATATGTTACTACCTCTATAAAGGTGAAAAATTATACGCAGCGTTAATGTTAATAGCGTTAATCCCAACCGTTGGTGATTTTATTGCTAAACCGATTATTAAATTATTCAAAGGGAGTGGAGGAGGAGCTGCGGCCATGAAAGCAGGAGGTAAAACATTAACAGAATATTTGGCAAAAAACCCTCAAATAGCTAAAAAGTTTAGTAGTTTAGGTAAATACGTTAAAGAACCTGCAGTTCAAAATACAGTTAAAGGAATTGAAAAAGTTAGTCCGGGGTTAGCGTCAAAATTAAGAAGTGGTTTAGATATGATTACTGGTAATAAAGCTTTAAGTGGAATTAAGGCAGGTGGTAAAGAGGTTATCGCAGGCGGAAGTTTCAAAACAGGATTAAAAGATTATTTCCAAGGACAAAGATTATCTAAGTATTTTGAAAAACGTGGTGTTCTACCTGAAACAGGCATTAAAAGATGGTGGTTGAATGTTGGAGCAAGACAAGATAGAAGAAATGCTTTTAGACAATTTATTGTGGCAAATAATTTATTAGCTTACTTTGGAATACCATCATTATCTACTTTTGAAAGAAAATTATCAGATGATGCCGAATTTAGAAAAAAAGTTGCAGAAGACCCAAAAACAAGTGATTATATCGCACAAAACTTTGAAAAAGGAGATATGGTGACAAAACAACAAACCCCTGAAACTACACCATCTAAAGAAGAAATTGACCAATACATTAAAAATAGGAACTCAGGTAACTCTGCAAGTTCATTGTTTAATATGGGAAGTATTAATTTAAATAATAAAGACGGATTCTCAAATATTTTTACTACAATGTTTGGGGGTTCTCCACAAGTATCATAAAACTAAGTATAATAGTAAAAATATGGCAAAGAAAATTATAAAATTAACTGAAGGTGATTTAATGAATATCGTTAAAAGAGTCATCCAAGAACAGGATGAAAATTACAAAATTAATATCGCAATCCAATGTTTCTTAAATAAAAAAGGAATTAAAGATGATGCAGGACAATCATTAAAATTAGATGGTAGTATCGGTAATTTACCTAACTCTAAAAGTGCTCAAGCAATTGCAAAATATCAATCAAGTATTGGTGTTGATAATGATGGAGTATGGGGTTACGAGACTAATACTAAGATGACACCAAAAGATAAAATGATATACAAACAGTGTATTTCTGACCACGGAGACATAATTGATAAAGGAATGCATTTACTTGGAATTGACTAATTAATGAAAGGAAGAATAACGGAATCAGGAATACGTGATATTTCAGCCTTAAGAAAAAGATATCCTAAAGCAGAAATATATTTTCACCAAGATTTAGATGGTGTAACCACTGCGATTGCAATGAAGAAATACCTTGAAGATAATGGTATTGACGTTATCAATTCACATGTTATCCAATACGGTGATAAAGAATTTGCGGTTAAAAAACTTGACGCAACTGGTGATGTTATGCCAGTATTGGTTGACTTTGCTCACGGTAAACCAATGTTCGTTATTCATACTGACCACCACGACAGACAAGCAGGTGCGGAAGGTACCAAGTCCACATCATTTAGACAATCTCGTTCAAATGTTGAAACAATATCTCAAGTAGTTTCACCAAAAGAATTATTCCCATCTTCAGATATATTATTAATCAGTACTGTTGACTCGGCAGATTATGCAAAATATGATATATCACCTGATGAAGTTGTGAATTATATTTTTAAATTAGATAAAGATAAGTCATTACAAAAAAATAAAATGTTAATGGGTCTTGTTATTAACAAGTTATTATTGGCATTTAAAAACAAAAAAGGTTTCTTAGAAGGTTTAGTACAAAATTCAGAACCATCTTTATTGTCTATATTAACAAACATTAAAGATTGGATGAAAAAAACTAATGCCGCAAACCCCAAAGAACTACAAAAGAATGCCGAGGCATATAAAGAAACTATGAAAGGTTATCCTAAAGTTGAGGATAATATTATATTTCAATATGGTGGAGGTTCTATGATTAAGCCAGGTTCTTATGATAGGTATACACCATTTAGGAACAATCCTGAAGCTGACTTTTTAATTATGGCTTGGCCAATGGGGTTAGTACAAGCATCTTGTAATCCTTTCAAAAAAGAAAGAGAACTTAAAGGTGTTAATTTAGGTGAAATCGCTCAAGAAGTTTTATCTAAATGGGAAGACCAATTAAAACAAAGAACAATTCCATTATCTACAATCAAATGGGTTAGTGAAACATCTGCAGTTCCTGAGAGTGTTGGTTTTACATTTAAAGATTTTGAAGCTTTATATGGTGATAAGTTTACAACCATGGAAGGGGGAGAAGGGGTTTTAGATCATATTAATGATATGATGGAAACTCCATTCACCGAATTAACTGAAGAGCATAGGGAAATGTTAGACAAGATTGGTATTAATACTTGGGATTTAATTCAGGCCAACTCAGGTGGACACAAATGTATTACAAATATATCTGGATTAAATTACTTAGGTAGAAGTAAAAGACCACCACAAGGGCAATATAGATATGACTCTGAAAAAGACGATTCGCCTTCAGTTAAGTTCACAAAGATGATTGCTCACGAGTTTGAGAGAAAATTAAAAGAAAAGATTAAAGAGTCTAAGTAATAAAAAACTTTATTTTTTATTAAAAATAATTATTACACTATTTTTTTATTAATAAACTAATATTTTATTAAAGTATTAGTTTATATTTGAACAAAAAAATAGCGTATGGAAAAAATAGTTTTAGGTAAGATTATAAAAAAGATTTTTTTATTATCTGTATTAATATTATCATTAATCGGCGTAACCCAAAAAGAAGTAAATGCTTCTCACGTTGTTGGTTCCGACATATCTTATGTCTGTACAACCACACCAGGTGTTTATCGTGTTCAGTTTAAGATATATAGAGATTGTCAGGGTGTTCAACTCTGTGCCAATTGTCCCACAAGTTTAAGTCCTTCTTGTAATATTCCAATTATATTGACAGGTGGATCTGCACCTACAGGTTCAGGTTTACCAACAAGCCCTTGTGCTGGAATTAATTTTGGAACCCAAAATATAAATGTGGTTACAGGTGTTAGTGGTTTTGATGTTGTACAACTATGTTCAGGAGAAAAATCCATTTGTACTAATTGTGGGACTAGAACACCTGGTACTTTTGTTCCTGGTATTGAGGTGTATACATTTGAAGGGAATATTAGTTTAGCATCTATTCCGGCTAGTTGTTGTTTAATCAATATAGGTTATAGTATCTGTTGTAGAAATGATGCTATAACTACTTTAGTAAATCCTGGCGCTTTAAATTTTTATACTCAAGGTACAATTAATAGGTGTGTAACACCTTGTAATTCTTCTCCAACATTTACAAATGACCCTGTTGCGGTTACTTGTGCGGGACAAGATTTTACTTACAATTTAGGAGCTATTGACCCTGATGGTGATTCTTTAAGTTATTCTTTTGGGCAATCACTTACAGGACCTGGTGTTACGGCGCCATATCTTTCACCATACAGTGCCAATGTACCACTACCTTATTTAGGTGCGCCAATTCAAACACCACCTGCGGTTCCTCCTATTGGTATCAGCATAGATCCTGTAACTGGAGATCTACGGTTTAGACCGATGGGAACCTTTGTTGCTAATTTAATTATAGAGGTTCGACAATGGAAAATGGTAGGAGGAGTACCTACCTTAATGGGTGTAACTCGAAGGGACATTCAGTTTTATAGTAGGATTTGTCCTGAAAATAACCCACCTGTTTTACGAACATGGACCAATGATGGAGTTTTAACCTCACCACAACCAAACTTTAGTTATTCTGTTTGTGCTGGACAACAATTATGTTTTATGATTTCTGCTTGGGATAATACCGCAGTTACCGATACTACAGACATTACTTGGAACGCGCCAACATTATTAGTTAGTAAAGGTGCTACATTTGTTAAAGCATATAATCCTATTCAAAGAACTATGATTGGACCAAAATATGATAGTGTTCGTTTTTGTTGGACACCTGGTCCTGAAATGGCGAGTAATTTACCTTATTATTTTGTTGTTACCGCCAAAGATAGGGCGTGTCCTATTCCGGCTCGTACTACAAGATCATTTAGTATTTTAGTTAGAAGGATTCCTATAGCAAATATCATTAAAACCAACAAAAATTGTGGCTTCTATGATTTTTCATATACTCAAACAAATGTCGTTCCTATTAACCCTTCGTATACTAAATTCTTAATTGAAACAAGCCCTAATTCTAATACTTACCAAACTTTTGTTGGACCTAATGTGATCAATCATAGATTTTTACAAGGTGGTTGGCATAAAATTAGGTTACAGTTAACAACAACTGCACCACCATCACCCAATGGTTGTCCTAACGATAATATTTGGGACTCTGTTTTGGTGGTACCTCCTGTTGATGTAAATATTAGGGATACTTTTAATTGTTTTGGAACTTCAGTTATAGTTAGGGCAAATGGACGAGATGGTACGCCTTTTGGTAGTACTTATCGGTATACTCTATATGGTGGTGGTATGGGTTCAAACAACATTATTAGAACTTTTGGTATTGATTCCAATTTTGTAATAAACCCAACAAACCCTGGTGTTAGTAGCTCTTACAAAGTTGTTATTCAGGATTTGAATGGTTGTAAAGACTCAACTTTATTAAATGTGTTTACTCGTAATTTACCGATTAAAGAGTTACCAAATTCTGTTCGTTATTGTTTTGGTGCAACTGACACCATAGATGGTGGTAATAGTAATGGTAGTGTTAATATTTGGCGTTGGAATAAAATTCCTGTATCACCAGTATTGACTGATACTGTATCACAAAAAATTACACCAAGAGATAGTGGTCAATATATTGTAAGAAAAACGGATTTAAATGGGTGTTCTCAGTTGGATACTATTATGGTTTATATTAATGAAAGAGTACCTGTTAGTGCTGGTCCTAATCGAACTATTTGTGAGAAAGACGCACCAATAAATATAGTTGGTGTTGGTACGACCGCAGCCATAGATAGTTTTCAATGGAGATCGATTCCAATATCAAACCCTGATGTTGTTTTAAGTAGAACATCAATTCTAAATGTATCACCATTGATTACAACCAGTTATCAAGTGAGAGGATTTTTAACTTATGGTGGTGTTGGATGTTCTTATGTTGATACTATGGATGTAATAGTTAAACCATTACCAATAATTAATAGACCTGATAATATGTCTTTGTGTAGAAATACTAACATAGTATTACTACCAAATATTACTTCTACAAACAAACCTGGATTGATAACATCGGTATGGAATTATCCATCAAACCCAAATGCGATTAATGGTAATCAAGTTATAATATCTAATTTAATTAATTTACCACCAGTACCACCAACACCTGTAAGAGGAAATATTATTCGTCTTAACGTAAACGATGTTGATGGATGTAGAATAAGTGATTCAATCGTAATCTCTGTCTTTCCTGTACCATTAATTAACGCAGGATCAAGTAGAAACTTTTGTGATTTTGCTAGTGTGTTTAACATTAACCCAGGTTCCCAACTATATTCTCCAAATGGAGGTGCGTTAGCAACTAATGAAGAGTGGTTTGGTCGTGGTATTAATAAACCAAATCCCGCGATTAATTATTATGCATTTAATCCACAAGGTGTTGACGTATTAACTTTACCTGACACAAATATTATAACTTATAAATTTACTGCTACATTCCCATTAAATAATAGTGTGTTATTTACACCTGCGGTTAGTGGTTTTTTCGCACCATCACCAATAGGAGGTTGTTTAGCTACCGATACTTTGGTATTTTCAGTAATAAAAACTCCGAAGTTAGAAACAGGTATTGCACCATCTTTATGTAGGTCAGGTACTATTGTCGATATAGATCAACATATGTTAGGTAGAAGTACAACATCTATTAACCCACTAAGTAGTTATTGGTATATTGGATCACCTGATCAGATGTATAGGACTTCAATAACTAATGGTAGAAATTTCAACCCATCAAGTCCTATATTAGAAAATTTCACCAGACAGTACAGATTAGTATATGCTGACACATCAACAACTTGTAGGGTTGCGGATACAACTACAATTCAAGTTAATGAGAATCCTGTTGTGGATATCGATTATAATATTGTTAGTGATAGTTCAATTTGTAAAACTCGTGGTAGTGTATTCTTCTTTATGAATCCAAATAACATTTCAAGTGTTGATGGTGAGATGAAAAGTTTTCCAACTTTACCGACCACAGCATTTGATGTAACTAATGGTAAATTTACAATCAATAATGTTCCTGATGGGGTTTATAATATTAAATATTATTATAAGGATCCTGGAACGGGATGTGATAACAAAGATTCAATAAATATTAGAATACAAAGTCCACCTCAGGTAGATATTGTAGATGATGGATCGGTTTGTTCTTATGATGCCATTTTTAATGTGGGGTTTAAAACAATACCAAGTTCGCCATATACTTGGAATTGGGTAACACCTGATGGTAACGGGAATATTATTGATAATGGTATAAATGGAATTAACTATACCGCAACACCATTCGACATTATTCGTGGAAAAGTTACTTTTAAAGTTACAACTATAGATTTAACTACCGATCCCGATATTTGTGGTTCTGTAAGTGATTCTATAACTTATACGATTAAACCAAAACCAGTTGCTGATTTTACTATATCACCTGATAGAGGTTGTGTTGATGAGAGATATGGGTTGGTGTTAAATTCAACTTATACTGCGGTTCCAAGTATTGTGGGTAGTACTTATAAGTGGTATATGGATGTTACTGATTTTAATAGTACACCACTTAACTCAAATCCATTTAATCAAACTGTTTTATCACAAACATTTACTAAATCAGGAAATCACAGGATATATTTGTTTGTTGAGGCTGATGGTTGTAAAGATACTACTGACGCTACATTAACTGCTTGGCCAACACCAGTTGCGTCATTTACCACGGATCCAAAAAGTACAACAATTGCTAAACCAAATTTTGATTTCTTTAATCAATCAAATATATCCGACAATTCAAACTTAAAATATATTTGGTATTTTCCACCACTAACTCCTGGTATACCAAGAGTAGATTATACTTTTGAACCAACCCAAGTTCAGTTTATGGCAGATACTGGTTTACAGTGTATAAAACTAACTGCGATTAGTCCTAACGGTTGTTATGATTCTACACTAGAATGTGTTCGTATTGAGCCAGATATCACGGTGTTTATTCCAAATGTATTCCGTCCGATTAACGTTGATGGAAAAGGGGGAAGTACGATAGAATGTGGATTTGGATGTAATAGGACTTTCAAAGTAAGTGCTACAGGATTTGAAACATTAGAAATATTTGTATTTAATCGTTGGGGTCAAAAGGTTTATGAATCATACATGACAGATAAAACGTACAATCCTGAGGAAGGGTGGAATGGAAGAGACTTTAATAAAGGACAGGATTGTCAACAAGATGCATATATTTACCAAGTAAATGCAACCAGTTTTAACGGTAAAAAATACACATACAGCGGTTCGGTTACATTATTAAGATAATAATTTATTTATGACTAAAACAAAACAAGTTGAGGCTATTTTCATATCTGATGTTCATTTGGGTAGTAAAGGATCAAACGCAGAACAATTACTGAATATGTTAAAACAGTACGAACCAAAATATTTATTTATTGTTGGCGATTTTATTGATGGTTGGTTATTAAAAAAACGTCATCATTGGACTCAAAACTTTACTAATGTTATTCGTAAGGTTTTATCTTATTCTAAAAAAGGAACCAAGGTAATTTATATTATAGGTAATCACGATGAATTTTTAAGACACTATTCACCAAGTGAGTTCGGTGAAAACATAACAATATGTGATGAGTATATTTGGAAAAAATATTACATTACTCATGGAGATCTATATGATGGTGTTGTTAAGTTGAAATGGTTGGCTCATTTAGGGTCAATTGGTTATGAGTTGGCAATACAAATAGATCGTACTATGAAACGATTTGGATATAAGCGTTCTTTAAGTAAATGGGCTAAAGACAAAGTCAAGAACGCTGTTAAGTTTATTACTGATTTTGAAAATCAATTGGCAGATCAAGCGGATAAAAGAAATTGTAAGGGAGTAATATGTGGACACATTCACAAACCTGAAAACAAATATATTGAAAAAATACATTATCTTAATTGCGGTGATTGGATTGAAAATAATAGTTATATTATTTTTGACAATAACGAATTTAAATTATATTATTATTAAAATATGTTAAAAGTAATACAAAAAGATAGCCTATACGAAGTTAAAGTAGAATCAAATAATAATGTGATAGGACATTTTATATTGGATGTTGATGGATATTATTATTTCGCACCTAATGGACTTAATGAAGGTGGTGTTTGGTCAGATTATATTCTACTTGAGATTGGTACTAAACTTAAAGCAATCAATAAACCTTGGGATGACCAAATAAATGAGTATTTTAAAAAAGATCAAAATCAAAATCTTCATGATTTTTAAATACATTTATAACAGATACTCAACAGTATTACCTGGCTCAATACTTAATCTTTCACAAGAACCACCGTCAATTTCTAACACAATATTACCATTACCACAGTAACTTGGGCAATCATCACCTTCACATGGAGGACAGTTGTGGTGTATATTAACTATTACGTTATTTTTGATTATAATAATATCTAAAGGAATAATACAATTTTTCATCCAAAAACACTGTTTATCACCACCCATCAAAAATAGTAGACCATCAAAAGTTTCGTCAAACTTTTTACCCATCATGCCGATATATTTTGATTTTTCATCAATTAAGGTTTTGATATTAAAAATATTTTGATTAACTTTAACTCTCATAACTATAAATACAATGAATGCTAAAAGATACGTTGGGGTTATCGTTAAATGCGGTGACAAATTTTTAATCTGTAAAAGGAATGATGAATCATTAGGACAAGGTGAATGGTCAATACCTGCAGGTAAAATTGAAGGGAGTGAAAAAATTGAGGAATCCGCAAAAAGGGAGTTTTTTGAAGAGACCGCCATAAACATAAATAACTTTGAATTAGAATTTGCGGGGATAATACCAAGATATACTAGAGATGGTGGCAAAATGAAGGGATTGATGTACACTTATATTATTAATGTGGAGAAACAATTAACCCCTGATTTGGAAAGGGCTATTGATGGTCATGAACACACGGCTTGGGGTTATTTTACCCTAAACGACATGAAAAATATGAAAATTAATACTTTTTTATATAAATTGTTCGAATTTATTTCAAAATAGTTGACTTTTGGATATTGTAGACTATATTTATAATCTCAAGTCCGAAAGGACAAACATCCCCACAAATATAGTTTCGTAAAATAAAATTTGACAAAATGAGAATTTTGTTTTAATTTTGTGAAACAAATGAGATGAGAGTCTCACAAAAAAGTCCCACATATGTTTGATTATTTGAAAAAATAGTTTTAACTTTGTGGGACTTAAATTGAAAGTTCTTTTACTTAAGATATATCGCGAGATGGTAGCAGAGGTAGCTCGTTGGGCTCATAACCCAAAGGTCGGAGGTTCGAATCCTTCTCTCGCAACAAAAAAAAACTTCACAAAAAGTTTGACAAATTAAAAAGTTTATCTTACCTTTGTGAAACATTTAACAATCACCGAATTCAAATCTCACTATCGGTAATTAATAGAGTTAGGTTGTTAAAAAAACTTTCACAAAAAGTTTGATAAATTGAAAAGTTTATCTTACCTTTGTGAAACAATCACGAAAAGGTTGACGTTGTTGTAAAACTATGGTTTCCTTTTCTAAAATTGAAATTCGTTCTTTGAATATAAAATATTTATCCGTTCAGTAGTTTATTATGAGACCTTCGGGTTGATTATGAGACATTTAATCTGATAAAGGTAATCGGCCGTATATGGTCGTTAAATAAACCATGAAAGTGGGATAAAGTGAACCTGTTGTGTTAACAGGATTGCGGCTTCGGTAACGGAGCTCGAGTATACAGGCGAGATATCATCTTTGCTTTAGTAATCGAGGGTAACACTGTAGATGAAGAGTTGAGATGACCAAGCGATGTGGGTCGTTTGGTTGAGATGGGAACATCAATAAGAATAACTCGTAGGGATATTGTAAAAAGTGAGACCTCCAATCTCATCATTGCGAATTCCAATACGAAAGTGGACTTAAAACCGAAAGGTATGATAGAGTACAGGTGGTGCTGTTACTATCCCTACTTTGAATCTACCAAGGTTCTTAGTTTGAAGTAAACTTGACATATGGAGGTGGGGACATCTCAGGGAGTAGTTTAGTATTCTGTTGTTCAAAAGATAACGGAGCTTACGGTGGACCACTACTTCTATCATCCACGACACAAACCTTAATATACATATGTTAATGTAATAATTAATTAAAATATCAAGCACAAGTGTCCATCAGGTTTTGATGAAAGTCGCCTACATAGTCATGGGTTGTCCATGGCACACTGAGACTGCAAGTTGATGTGTATTTTTACCAAAAACCTCTAAGGGGTCGAACCCTGAGTTAGCTCGCAAGGTTAAAGAGAGTTGAGTAATGAAAGAGTAGTTAAAACCTTTAGGAGTGATTGGTCTAACCAATCGGCGATGAGGATTACATCCCAAAAGGATGTGGATATAAAGGGAACTAATAATCCTTTTAAAGATTCTCAATAATAGGTGTAATCTCAACCTTTTTAGCCACTAAACCTCATCTGTTAATTCAGGTGGGGTTTTTTTATTTAAAAATAATTTGGTTTGTTATAATAATTTCAATATCTTTGTATTGTTAATAAGAAAGAATATGAACACAATATCACATAACATTAAAATTCAGCATGAAACATTTGGTGTATTATTAGATGAAACATTTGTAAATGCCACCCAATTTAAGTTGTTCTTAAAAATGATACAAGGTTGTATTGAGTTAAAGAATGATTTAACTTTCTTTAATGGTTATGATTTTCTTATTCACATTCCTTACAAACATTTGGTTAGTTCAATTATCACAACAAAAATAGATATATATACGTTAGCAGAGCATTTGGTTGCCAAATCTAAAATGGAGGCATTAGAAACAAAATGATAACGATTGAAGATGTAAAGAAATGGTCTAAACCACACCCAATGTCAGAGTATTTAGGTATTGGTGGTGGTAAAGGTAGAATGTCTCGTTTTGGAAACAAAGAAATTGAATTT